AGCAATAGCGAGGTAGGCATGGGCAGCGTCGAAGTGATGCAAATGGTGTGGACGTTATGGTGTCTTAATGGCTGTAGCAGCGAAAAGAAAAGCCGCCACACTCACGTCACCAGCGCACGCGGGACCGAAGATTGGTCTTTGCTTACCAGCGAAGCCAAAGACGCGGATAACCATGCTTTGCAATTGAAACTGCGCGACGTAGTCGCCGGTTACACTTCCCGCGATAGTTTTGACGAAGCCGTGGAAATGTTCCGAATGGCTCACGGGGACATTGTCGAGAATGGCTTACGCAATCCTGCCGCCGTAGTCGACAGCGTCGTGAAAGTTTTAAACCTGCCGAAAAAATCCTACGGGGACATTTTGGCCGGGTTGATGCAAACGATCCAACAGCCGGGCTATAGTAATAAGCCGATAAGCCGCGCAACAATCGTGAACGCAGTAACGGCGGTCGCGCATACTGCCGACGCGGATTCTGTGGATGACTGGTACGCGAACGGACGGGCCGTGCTAGATCTGCCCAGAAATCAATGGCAGACAATCGCGGAGACGCCACTAGCCGCCTGATCCGGACCACCCATAAGCCCAACAAGCCCGCCACGTGCGGGCTTTTCTTTTGGATGGGATTAATCCTATACTTAGCGCACGCCATACCGGCGCAACATTTGGAGAATGTGAATATGCAAGCAATACAGGTTAGATACCTAAACCGGACGAACACCAAAGGCGCACGCCTTAAAGCTTGGACCCATGGCGCGACCATGGTGCAACCGTTCAACTCTGATCGTGACCGTTTCCCGCAAGCTCGCCAATTGGCACAAAGCCTGATCGACTCATTAGATTGGGGGATTCCAATAACCGGAGCGGGTATGCTCAAAAACGGTGACGACGTTTTTACTGTGGGGATACTGTAATGACTCAAGACATTGTCAAAAAGCTTGGACAGTTTACGGACGAACAACAAAGCGCTTTGCGACGGGTATGGGAACAACGCGTTTTGTATACCGATCATCCGGATTTCAAAAACCGTGGCTTTCGCGATTGGATATTGAGTGATTGTCATAAAGGCGTTTTAAAATTAGGGGACGGCAGCACTCATGTTATTGCGGAAGCTTTCGCGCCGTATGCGTTTATAACTATTGGCCCGGACGGCACTGGCACGATTCACCATTCAACGCCTAACTAAAACGTTTCCCCGATTCACTAAGCCCGCCGCGTGCGGGCTTTTTTATTTGCGGGATTAGTCCTATACTTTGCGAACGCCACAAACCGATGGCGCAATATTGGAGCAAAGATATATGAATACCGATCACAAACTTGACACTGGCACGGCGCAAAATTTGAACTCATTGTTAAAAGATCCGTCCGCGTCCACCAATAACATCGGACCCACTACAAAAGAAAAGGCACCCTTGTCTGAGTATTTGCAACGGTTAGGGGATGATCACGTTGAAGCCGGACTAAACGCGACTGCCGATGATATTTATGAAGCTGCCGCCGAAATCCGAAAGCTTACAAGTAAGGTTGATGAGCTCGCCGCAGGCAGGGCCGAGGTAGTTAGTCGCGAAGATCAACTTGCTAGCGCATTGTTTGGATTGATAGAAGATCGCGTCCAAACCTTTGTCGAGAACGAAGTGCAAGCCGCTATCGAGGACTACGATCCGACCGACCATCATAACTTTTCGGATGCGGTAGCCGAGCAGACCGCCGATACGTCTACCGAGTCGATCCGCGAAGTCGTGGCCGAGGTGGTGAAGAACGGTTACTTCGACATCACATTCAATTCATAGGGGATCAACAATGGCTAAATTTCAAATAACTTGGGAAATTGAGATCGACGCGCCTTCGCACGAAACGGCTGCAATGCGGGCTGCTAAAGTTATGCGGGATCGGCAAAGCACCGCACTTCACTTCTATGTGAGTGACGTACACACGGGTGAGTCCAAGCCTATTGATCTAAACGATTGGTATCTGAACGGGTTCCTCTCCAAGCAGATCTTAAAACGTTAGCCGATCACCCGTCCCGACTAACCCCGCCAATGTGCGGGGTTTTTTATGCATGCGATAAAGCTTATACTTACGTCACGCCGAGACATTCGGCGCAACTAAATGGAAAAAGTGAAAGATGGAAAACTTCAGAAAATATATGGCCGACAACGGCATCGCCGAATCTCGCACCTACGCCTTAGCTTGCGCGTTTATTTCAATGCATAAAGCTTATTGCGAAATGGACCCGTGGAACCGCCGAGAATTCGATTCTTTGTTTGGTTCTGATATTCGTGAAGGACTAATCAAATACGCCGAGCATTGTCCCGCCGCGAACGCCGATCTTCGCGATCACGTGCAAACGCCGGTCGACGTTGAGATTTTAGAGCTTCCCAGCTCTTAACTTTTTAATCGCCAGATCTAGCCCGCCACGTGCGGGCTTTTTTTTGGATTTTTTCCCAGTGCAACAAGCGCCGCCCGCCTCCCGGGCGCCGCCCCAAACGTACCGCGCGCCGCGAGCCGTGCGCCGTGAGAATTTCCCCCCTGGGCAAGACTTATCCCATATGTGCCGCGATCCGCGCGCCGCGCCGCGCAGCAACTGCGCAGCCGTCCGCGATCCGCGATCCGCGATCCGCGATCCGCGATCCGCGATCTACCAGTTAGCGCCACGGCTCAGGGTCCCCCGTCGAATTGAGGCTAAAACCGGCCAAAAAGCCGCCGATCTTCGAGCACGATCCGCGCGCCGCGCGCGCTGGCGGGAAGCGCCTGTAAGAGCAGGTTTCACGCAAACAGTACGGCTCTGAAACAAATCGCTTTCACTGGATAAAAAAAGTGCTATATTTCGCAAAATTGAGCATGGTTTATGGGATTTGACGCATGGCCGAAGTGCAGAAAAAAGTCGAAACGAGGGGCAGGCCCCGACTATCTGAAGATACGAGATTGACCGGCAAGCAACTCAAGTTTGTCGAACTGGTCGCCACACGTGAGGGACAGGACACGCTACGAAATCTGGCCGTCGAAGCCGGGTTTAGTATCAATGGCGCTCATACACGTGCCTACGAGATGCTCAACCCTAGAAAATCACCCCATGTCGTGAAAGCACTCAAGGCACGACGGGCCGAGCTTGCTGAAAAGTACGAAGTGAGTTACGCCCGACACATCCGCGACTTGCAGCATATCCGTGACGAGGCTATTGCGGCGGGTGCATACTCTGCTGCTGTTCAGGCTGAGAAAGCGCGCGGCTTGGCCCAAGGCGATATTTACGTGAACAAGTCTGAGGTCCGCCATGGATCGATTGATCAGATGAGTAAAGCCGAGGTCAAGAAGGCTTTGGACGAACTGAAGCGCCAGCTTGGCGAGAAGGTGATTGATGTCGAACCAGACAGAGTCGAGCTTTTGGAGGCAGATCAAGACGGGGCTATCCAGCACTGATGTGGTTTGCACGCGGATCGAGAACAGTAGCACGCAGGGCATACCTGACTTGTTGTTACTCGACCGACAAAGCCAGTTTCACCTAATCGAACTCAAAGTAGCGAAGGGCAATAAAGTTTTGCTCAGTCCGCATCAGGTTTCGTTTGCAACGCGGCACAAGGACGCTCGCTCGTGGATCGTGGTCAAGAAGGATGACACTGTGTACTTGTACCGCGCAAACCAAGCGATAGAAGTTTTTGAAGACGGCCTACGGGTCGCGGCCCACGGCACGTTCACCAAGCCCGTAAACTGGTCACATTTTCTCACCACCATTGAAACGCATAGGGTCCCCCTTGAACCTTGACACTCAGACAGACGCTGACATTCAGGAACTTCGATTACAGCTTCGTTTGAAGCAATTGGAGAAGGTAGAAACTTGTAAGGCTGAATTTTTACCATTTGTCCGATCTATGTGGCCGGAGTTTATTGCGGGTCGGCATCACTATTTGATTGCGGAAAAGATGGAGCAGATTGCTTCGGGGAAGTTGAAGCGGTTGATTATCAACATGCCGCCGCGTCATACGAAGAGTGAGTTTGCTTCTTACTTGTTTCCGGCGTGGATGATAGGCCGTAACCCGTCGATGAAGATCATTCAGGCGACGCACACCACCGAACTGGCAGTAAATTTTGGTCGAAAGGTCAAGAATCTGCTGGAAACGGACGAATACAAAGAAATTTTTGACGATACCAAGCTGTCTGCGGACAGTAAGGCGTCTGGCCGGTGGGACACAAAGTCGGGTGGTATGTACTACGCGGTGGGTGTGGGGTCAAACTTGGCGGGGCGTGGTGGTGATTTGATCATTATTGACGATCCTCACTCGGAGCAGACAGCGATGTCAGCGAGTGGTTTCGAGAATGCGTGGGAATGGTACACGGCGGGTCCCCGACAACGTCTCCAGCCGGGTGGTGCTATTGTTTTGGTGCAGACTCGGTGGTCTGAGAAGGACATGACGGGCAATTTGGTGCGTCAAATGACTAAGGACCCCTTTGCAGATCAGTGGGAAGTCCTTGAATTACCTGCAATTTTCGAGTCTGGGGAGCCATGTTGGCCCGAATTTTGGAAGAAGGAAGAGTTGGAGTCCGTAAAAGCGTCGATTCCGGCGTATCAGTGGAACGCGCAGTACCAGCAAAACCCGACATCCGAGACTTTGGCTATTTTGAAGCGCGAATGGTGGAATGTTTGGGAAAAAGACACGATTCCGAACCTTCAGTACGTGATTCAAAGCTACGATACGGCGTTTAGTAAGCGAGAAACGTCGGATTACAGTGCAATAACCACTTGGGGAGTGTTTTATCCCGAAGAAATTGGTGGTCCAGCGCATTTAATACTGCTTGATGCCAAGAAAGGGCGGTGGGACTTTCCTGAACTAAAGGAAATTGCGCTAGAGCACTATAAATTTTGGGAACCAGAGACGGTGATTATCGAAGCAAAGGCGTCAGGGACCCCTCTGACTCAGGAATTGCGTCAATTGGGCATTCCGGTGGTGAATTTTACGCCAAGCCGTGGTAATGACAAGCTTTCTAGGGTACACAGTATCTCTCCGCTATTTGAAGCTGGTATGATTTGGGCACCAGATGAGTCTTGGGCGCAAGAAGTGGTGGAAGAATGCGCTTCTTTTCCTAACGGGACTCACGATGACTTAGTGGACAGCACCACACAGGCGCTGATGCGCTATCGGCAGGGTAACTTTGTTCAGTTGCCTACTGACGATTGGGAAGAGGGTGACGAATCGGTAAGTATCACGGCTGGGGCATATTATGGCTGAACGCGAGTTTGAATTTGGGAAGGTCCTAGAAATTCCGGAGGATCAGGGCGAATACTTCTTTTCCGAGGAAATTCGTGATCTGCTCGCAAGCGGTGATGCAATACAAGGCGTGCCTGTTTCTATGGTAGGTGCCGACCGTATTGGACTACCCTCCGCTTTAGCTCTTGGCACTGCCAACCTTTTTGATACGAGTCGACGAGAAGTGGTGATGCCTGCGGCCCGAGAGCTAGGCGAGGCAATTGAATCATACAACCCGCAGACATTTGGCTTGGAAGAGCGGATAGAAGAACGTCTTCGTCCGGGCGTCTTTATGCGTCCAGAAGAGGCAACTTCGGGTCCAGAAGCTAGAGCAAACATGCCCTTGGCCCGTGGAGTTTCCCAAGCCGTTGATTTTGCAGGCGATTTTATCAGATCCCCGGAGACACGAGCACAAGCAATCGAAACCTTGCGCACGCTTCCCGAAACATTAGCACAACAAACTATGCTTTCTGGTATTGCTAGCTTACGCAGA